AAATACCACTGTGCTTTTTGTAAATCTTCCAATGGCTCTCCTTTAAATTTATAACGTGACACATACTTTAACACATTACCTTTAAGGTATCCGTGATACTCATCATCGGTCATACCATCTTGTATAACATCAATAGTCTCTTTTCTACCTTTAAGATAATGCGGTGGTGAATTTACACTATCATCTTTATCAAATACATCATCGATCATAACGCCTCTTCACTGTATTATACTCAATTGTTTCAATATCATATTCACCTTGACGAACATTACGCTTAACAATTAAACCACTCCACCATAATCGTTGAGTAGCCCTAGCGTAATCTTCCTTATGATGCAGATAACATCCTGCTGATAGTCCTAATACTTTTCTACCTGATGGTATTGTACACATAGAATAATCAAACAGATGGCAATGCCCTACTGTAGAGGATACCTTATTTTTTAATAGGAGTGAACGAGCAATATTGTCCCCACTAATAGGCTTACCCATAATACCAGTAGGATAATTGTGGCAGTAATGGACACCATCAATAGCCACGGGTTCTTGATAGGCAATAACTTCCCAACCAAACTCTTTAAATTTAAGGTCTTTTGTACTAATTGTTCCGTCAAGTTCGGGTGTTTCATCTACTATCCTATCTATTCTATCCTCATGATTACCAAGAAGCATAACCTTTCTTGATCGTCTCCCATTGAGACCTTTGTTAAACTTTTCTAATGCGTCATGTGCATGGTCAATATCCTTCTTATATCGTCTACCTTCAAAAGATTTCTTTCCTTTGTCATAACTTGAGAGAGAATCCATACTGGAAAAATCTCCCATACAAATTATGGTATCGGGTTTTAGATCTCTTGCAAGCTTACCTGCCCACAGAAATCTGTCATTGCTTGCCTTGGGGTTGCAATGAGGATCCCCTATTACTAAATGTGTTGCCATTAATTTAACTCCTTGTTGCGTTTACGTTGTAAATATTTTAAAAAATCAATAATATTTTCTGTATCATCTAACTTTGCTTTTTCATTTATATCGCCCCCATTTGTTTTTTTATATTTACGATCATCTGCAAATCCTTTTATGCCTGCTAAAAAAGCAGTATGAGGATCTGTTGTTGCTAACTTTATCATGCCACGTGCTATAGTAGAACATAACTCATATTGTTCATCGGACATTTTATTCCGACTATCTAATAAAATACCACAAGTAAACCCCTTATCCCAAGGGGATACAATAACTTTAATAGAATTTAAAAAATCAAATTTCTTAACCATATCAGTTTAACCTTGGTATGTCAAATGGTTTAATATCCTCTTTAATCGTTGCCATAATCTCGTCAAGTAACAAATCAAAATCATCTATCGGTAATGATGTTTTATAAAGTCTTAAAGCTTGAGCTAACATCACTCCCGATATAGCTAGGGGATCATGGTCTCTACAAAGTCTTGTCATTAAACGAAAGACTTCATTATAAACTATATTTACATCACTTGTGTTTATCTTTTTCATATCTTACCATAACAGGTTCAGTTAAAAGTCCTGCATTATTTAATCTCATAAAATGTTTTGCATCAACAATTGCTAACGGATTCCTATGATTCATCTTAATAAACACCAATGGCTGATCGTTTCCATGAGAACTTGCTTGATCATAGGCATCATACATCTTTTTCCACCCTTCTGTATTCTTACATTCAATATCATAAGGGAATACATTCTTTGCCCTTTTCGATAACTTAACATCAGCACCTCGTTCACCCATAATAGCGACCTTAACATCATCATCGGTAAGGGCGAGAAACAGACCCCTCAAACTATCTCTCACCCAGTTCTGTAGTCTACGCCCCTTGGCTTTACGACTTCTTGTAGTTGTCATCTTTCCTCGGATTGTTTACTTCAGTATACCAAACCCATCTCGGGTTTTTACCCTGTGATTGCTGTTGTTGTAACAACTGCAATTTGCTTCCCCAACAAGGAAGTTTGTATGGGCAGAATCCACATATCATACCCAAAGTTCTGTTACCAGTTTTTTTAGTTCTATAAGTTTCTTCAATATCATTAAAGCATCGCTTAAAGGGAACTTTATCTCTTAGTGCTTTTAAGTTTTCTTTTGCATCTTGTAGTGCTTTAACTCTATACTGATCATCAATAAGTGGAGTCTTGCAAACGGTCCACTCACCTGTAGATTTATTGATTACAATCCATCCACCAAAAGGTAGCTTCTCACTTTCAGAATATAAATAACCTTGTGATACATACCCGAAAGCATCATCCTTTACAACCTCTTCAAACCCACCTGCTGTTCCAAATTTCTTTTCAAAGGAATAAGGTGACGCACTCTTAATATCCCAAACCTTTTTATCAATTTTAACATCAAGCCTACCTTCAATCGATGATCCGTTGAACTTATATTTAACAATTTTTTGCTCATCTTCTAATTTAACTCCTGCTGATTTTAAAACAAACACAGCTAATGCCTCGATTAAATCTCCAAAAGTATTTCGCATCTTAACGTTGTAAGGTCTCCCTTCACCTTCTACATTCTTTGCTTCCATCTGTAGTTGGCACAAAGGTCTACCTATATTTGACATCCTTGGTTTAAATTCTCGTTTACGTTCTTCAGAGAATTGTTTGCGTAAGGCACTTTTACATGCCTCACCAAACTCTTCAACAAGTTTATCAGATATTTTAACAGGCTCTTTCACTGCCTTGTCAAGATACAACTGTACTTTAGAGAGGATATCGGTCATTAAGCTGACAATGTTTTAATAGGATCACTTACTTCATCAATTACTTTTTGTGTATCTGTATCTGATGATATTGGTTTTCCTTTTTTAGCAGCCTTATAAAGATCAACCACTTCAGTGTTTTCCTTAGTAATAACTTCTTGGAACACACCTAAAGTTTCCATATCTTCTTTCGACATTTTAAGATTAGCATCTGCATTAACAGAAATCTCTGGTGTATAAAATACATTACCACCTTTCTTCTGTCTTTTAGTTTCAATTGAAAACGTAGTTGTAAACATAAGTTTCTTACGTTTATTCACTTGATCTATTGCAGCTCCTACAGGAGCAAACGCTGTTCCTGTAACTCTCCATAACACAGGCAAGTTAGCCACTTCATGGTCTTCACCATTTGCTTTCTTACCTTTGAACGATAGCAAACCGTAGATTAATCTATAACATCTTATAGTTCTTTGCTCTGCTAATTGTTCGGGAGTTAAAGATGATCGTTCCTTAAATGGAACTTTACCACATCTTGTTCCCCCTAGTATATCGATCGCTTCTTCTTTCCAGTTCTTGAAAATAATAGAACGATTTACATACTCACTTTTTTCAGGATCATAATGCATGTACTGCATTGCACTGATAAAAGGTCTGAAAGTGACAGGCTTACCAAAAACATTTTGACCTATACTTGAATCATAGGTAAATAAATACCCAACAGGTAATTGATTACCATCGTCATCTTCAGGTGAACGATTGATTCCTAGTCGTGGTACATTTATACCATTACGAGATCCATCGTCCTGTCCAATGGCTTGCATAATCTGCTCATTAGACATGTTGTTTATATTTGCTATTTCATTTTTTTCCATAATAGCCTCCTTATTGTTAGTTATCCTTATATCATACTTTTAGGGTTTTGTCAAGTGTTATTTATAGAATCTATAATAAATCCAATAGTAAATAATACAACAAATATAATAATAATTATTTCTAACATACTCGAGTCTCCCCATTAGTCATCTCGTAGGGCAACCCTTCCAAACGAGCGAACCACATTATATAACTTTGTAGTTCTTCATTATTATTTATATAGAGTTTAGTTGGGGTGCCTTCAAATTCTTGCTTCAGTTGCTGAAGTTTATCATAAGCTTCTTCTTGCTCATCATTGCCCCAATCATCTATACCTTTATCAAGTATTGGTACTTCCATTTGCCTCCTTTAGTATTGTACTTCAGGTTTTAGTTTAACTTCTAATGTACCTGAATGATTTTTATCTGCATGAAACTTTAATACTTCATACAGTTCTCCTATATCACCTACAAAGTCATCATCAAAAACAGTTTTGATAATGGTCTTTGGTCTTTTATGTTTGATAAACTTTTGCTTATCATCATTGAACTTACCATCTTGTACTTCGGTATGTACAATTTTTACATTTCTAAACATTAACATATTACTTTACCTCCTTTTTTATGTCTGTGCCGTCTTCATTTTTATACCACTCATACTCATCCTTTGACCAATCAGGATCTTCGTAGTTTAAAAATATTTTATCTGTATCCATATCAGTATCTTCTCTAGGGATACACTCTTCGATTTTTTTCCAAGTTTTAGTTTCATCACCTTGCATATCATTAACAACTTTACTTTGTATGGTTTCTCTAAACGTCTTACCATACTCGTCTATTTCTTCTGAAGATGATTGATGTTTGTCTAGCATTTCGTCTGCTTCAGATTTTGTTTTAGCAGTAATTGTATATCTGTAAACAACTTCGTATGGTACTTCAACTTCCCATTTTTGATATCCAATATCAATATTGGGTGTATCCTTTTTATAGGTTCCATTAATGATAGGCGGAAACTGTACAAATTTAACTTGTGTCATATTATATCTCCTTTATATCTAACCAATTATACCCCATCTTGAGATCGGTGTCAAGAGGAATGTTAAAATTAATTCCATAATACTCTTTCAATGCAGGTATTACAGAAGCCGTACCCTGCTTAAATATCTTACTCATTACAGCTTCTTCACCAGGATAAACATCAGCCACAATAGAATCATGAAC